CTACCAGTAGACAAACATTTATTAACTGCTTCTTCTTGATAATCTCTTAATTCTAAATTAAGACGTTTAATAATAGGTTTATCTAATTTAGGATTTAATTCTTTAAAAGCAGCTTCTGTAAATTGTAAAGGTTTTTTGGATCTGGATTTTAAAAACTCGTTAATTTCTTCAGATAACCCTATATCAAAATGCCCCATAGGAGAAATACTATATAATCTTTTTGGAACAAAAAAAGATCTAGCAAATTTTGCTGCTTCATTATATACAGAAAAATATTCTCTAACCTCTTGAAGATCTTCTCCAGAGAGCACCCCTTTACCTTTTTTTATGTCATAATCTACTATCATTGGTTACATTTGTTCCATACTAGTCATATGAATCATGTTTTTTAAATCATATGTTATACTAGAATATATCTTTTCAACTTTTTCTAAATATTCAATTATTGATTCATGTTCTTTTAATTCTTCGTTAATCTTTTTGATTTCATCAGTGTGTTCTATAGATTTTTCTAAAGCAGATTTTGATAAACCTACAGGTGATGATGTAGATGCTTTATCAATTAATGATTTAACTATTGAGTCTTTAGTCTTTTTTAATTGATTTAATTCTATTTTGTGATTAATAAGTCTAGAAACCCAAAAATGTTTTCTTGCTGGAGCACGCATAGAAGTTTCTTTTAAATTCATTTCGTTTATATCCAGTTCTGAATTAATATCATTTATATATCTTTTCAAGATTTCCATATATTAATTGTATAATAAAAGTTAAATAATTCAATGAGTAAATTCGATGAATTATATACATATTTAATGGAATATATGACTATTGGTGGTTCTGGAATTATGACTAACTATGGAAATGTTGATGCTGGAGCTACAGGGGGATCTTTCGGTAATGTAGATTCATGGAATACAGGATCTTCAATATTAGCCAAACCACTAGGAAAAATTCAAAAAAGAAATCTAAAAATTAAAAAATCTCGAAAAAATAAAAAATAAAACATATCAACTTGCAAGAAAAAGGGAATATTTATCTGAAATTAAATATTGTTTTGATAAAAACCTTTCAAATTTTGTGGAGCACGATTCAATCTAACATGAATTATGCCATTGTAGACATCATCTCTAAAAAGAACATTATTTTGTATTTGGTAATTCAATTCTTCGTATTTCATTTGCCATTTACTTGTACAACATTTTAAAATAGTCCTTTTAAATGATTCTTTTCCGTATTTTTCTATATCAAAAAGCAATTCTTTGCTACTACCATAATATGATTTCCAATCAGATTGTTTAACAACTCTTCTTTTTCTTGTTTTTCCTTTTAATGGTGGTTTAGAAATTTTACTAAAAAATTGTTTACAACCCCAATAATATTTTTTTTCTCCTATTCCAGCATTTATCCTTTCTATAAGATAGACAAATCCAAAATAATTTTCTATTTTCTCTGGTATATTTTCCCATTCCATTAATTAATTTATGATTCTATTATATTTTATCAAACTTAAAAATATAATTTGACAACATTAAAAGCTATGCTACAATAAATCATGGATTTGGAAATTAGTGAATTATATAATTTAAATATTATTAACTTAAATAAATTACTAAAAGAAAAGATATCCGTAGAAATAGATAATTTTTTATACGAAAATAATTTAAAAGATATATCAAAGTCTTCAAAAGACTATAATAAAATTTTTAAACACTTCTTTATTAAGAATTTAATAGATAATATAAAAATTGATTATGATAATATTTTCCTTTTTCAAAAAGATGAGGAAGATTTAACTTTTAAAGATTTTTATACAAAAATTATACAATACGTAAAAACTTTAAACTTAAATATATATATCTTTGATAAAGAGAATATTAATGAAAGTAGTAATATAAACTATGTATATAAATTTAAAACATTTCTAAAAAAGAAAAAAAATCCTAATTTGAAAAAAATTCAAAGCTTCTTTGAGAAAAATGAATTAACTTATTTAACAGATAAATTAAAAAATAACATTAAAATAAAAATGTTATTGCATAAATAATCGTATGAAGTTTGATAAATTGGTACAAAAAACTTATGTTTTATTAGAAGCTGATATTGCTGGAGTGGATGAAGTAGGCAATCCACCTGGACCTAAACCTCCTAAAGGTGAATTACAAAACAAACCATCTGCTTCTGATCCAAATGACACTGATCTTTCCAAAAATATTCAAGCACAACAAAAAGGTTTAGCTGATATAGTTACAGATTTAGTTGATACTTTTGAGCAAATTTTAAAAACACAAGATCAACAATTACAAATAAAATTTATCGATGCTTTACGTTCTGCTTCTGTTGGAGGTCCAGATAAAGTTTTACAAAACATTGAAGATGTGAAAAATGAATATTTCCCTGATGCAATACCACAATATCAGACATCTAAATAATAAATAAGTATATGCCATTATCAAAAGGAGCTAAAGCTAAAACTAAAAAAGGTTTTCAAAAAAATGTAAAAACCGAAATCGAAGCTGGTAAAAAACCTAAACAAGCTGTTGCTATTGCTTATAGTCTTAAGCGTGGTGGTAAAAAAAGACGTAAAAAGAAGAAATCTAAAGTTATTAAATCTTCTTATGATGCTTTAGTGAACTCCTTTTTACAAAATTATTTGTTTGAAACTTTTGAAACTGACGAAGATGCAGAAGATGAAGATGATGAAACTTCTGATGAAATTAAGAAAACAGCTGATGAAAAAGTAAAAGAAGCTCAAACAAATGCACAAAAAGTAAAATCTAACTTAAATAATCCGTTGGTTCGTGCAGCTTTTAAAGCTGGGCAAGGTAGTGGTTTGAAAACAAAACCAAATATGCCATAAATAATTAAATGAAATCATTTAAGGAGTTTTATTCCGAATCTAAAATAACTTTTTCTCCTAAAGAACCCATTTCTATAGTTGGTGTTGGTGATTTTTCTGCTAAAATCGATAGTGGAAATGATGCATATGGTGTTATTCATGGCGATGATATCAAAATAGAAGATGATATAGTCTATTTTACAACATCAGAAGGTAAAAGAATTCAAAAAAGATTAGTTGATACTATTAAAATAAATGTAGGTGCTGGTGTAGAAGAATCTAGACCTATAGTTCATTTTGATTTTATTCTAAAAGATAAAAAATATACAAACCAAAAATTCTCTATAGGTAATAGATCTGAGAATGATGAGAAAGTATTAATAGGTTTAAAATTTTTAGAACCATTAAAAGCATTAATACAATGTTAAATAATGTGTATGAAAAAGTTTTCAAAATTTTTAGAAAATACTTTTCGAGTATCTAATTTAAGAAGAGTAAGATTAAAAGTTGATCCTGCTTATTGTGTTAATGGGGAAATTTCTAAATTTCAAGGTTATGAAGGATTTGTATTGTCTGAAGATGGTGTGACTGCTAAAATGTATATAGAAAATTTTGAGGGGGGTGTAATGGCTGATATACCATGTGGAATGATAGATATAGAGAGTGGTTTGACTAAGATGGAAAAATTAAAAATGAATATTTTAATTTTTCTAAAAGAAAATAAAAATATGACATTTGATAGTCCATTAGTTCAAATGGTTATGAATAGTCCAGATATCCAAACATTGGAATCATTTTTATTGAATAATGGTTGCACAGAAAAAGATCTTTTAGAAATATATAGAATGGAGTATTTGTAATGAAATTTGAAGATCAATATGATTTATATTTAAAAAAGTATCCTTTACATGAAGGTATAATGTCGAGTGTTGGTAAAGCTATTGCAGATGTGGTTTCAGCACCAGTTAAGGCTGTTGTTAAAGCTAGCCCTTTAGGTACTATTACAAAACCTGAAAATAATCCATATGCAGAATTTCTTTTCAAAGATAGATATGATTATTTTAATCGTAAATATAAAAATAAAGTAGTTGATAAAAATACTAATAAACCTTTAGATTCTAAAATCTATGTTTTAGTAGAACAAGAATATATAAACAAGAAAATTAATAGTGGTGATAATAATCTTTTAAGGAAAGTTACTTTTATAAAAAATGGAGCAAATTTAGGTAAATTTAAATTTAATTTAAATCAAGTTAAAAGCAAAAACTTGAATGTAGATAAAATTTTATTACCTTTGAATAGAAATATTACACCTAATACTAAAAAAGAAGCTTATAATCTTTTTGCTGAAAGTGATATGACTGCAATTAGTTTTCCTTCTGATATGGATACTGATTTGTTGAATATCATAAAAAATAAACTAAAAGAGAAAAAAATAGATGGATATTATGATGAAAAAGAAATATTAAAAGTAATAAAAGATTCTATTCTTAATTCGCTTAGAAAATTAAGTTTACCTGAAGATAAATCTTTATTAGCATATAAAGTTGTTTGGTTCTTTATATTCAGTCGTGTGACTATATTAAGATAATATGGACCAAGATTTATACAACATATATAATAAATCTGTTCAAAACAAAGGTTCTGTTATATCTAAAATATCTAATCCATTTTCTGGAACACCACAAATAGAAAGAGATCCAGAATCTTTAAAATTAGAAAAATCTGTATTTGCTAGAATAGCAGAACTCACAAAAGATCATGATATTCCTAAACCCATAAATATTAAATCTAATAATTTACGAACTGTTTCTTATGAAGAAGCATTAAAAGAGTTACTAGAATTAGAAAAATCTAATGGGTCTGTTGAATCCCCTCCAATTTTTTAACAATAAATCGTAAGATTTGTGAGCGTACTACTTCGTTTTCACTAAAAATAAATGTGTGAATTCCTTTTTCTTCACTTTCTGGATTATTGAAAGCATCTCTAATTTTTCTAAATCCTGATTTATTCCCGATATCAGATTGAAAACTATCTCCAATTACAATATATTTAGTATTTTCACCAAATCTTGTTAGTATAGAAATACTTTCTTTTAAATCCAAATTTTGTGCTTCATCTACAATAACAACAGAATCACGAAATGTTAAACCTCTAACGAAATTAACAGGCATACATTTTATAATTCCATTTGCCATTAACTCTCCTCCAGCTTTAGAACCAATCAATTCATCAAGTTTCTCTATTAATGGTAATGACCAAGGTTGGAATTTATCCGCTAATTCTCCAGGTAAACTACCAATACTCTTAGAAGCACTTTCAACTATAGAGCGCAAATATACAATCTGATTAATTTGTCTTTTTGCTAACATCTGTAATGCTCCGTATACAGATAAATAAGATTTACCAGAACCTGCTGGACCATCCACAAAGATCATTTTTGTATCTTTATATAATAGCAATTGCATAAAAGAATTATGAACTGCATTTAATTCGAATTTATTATTAATTCTAAAATTACAAAAATTACTTAGTTTTCTATTTTTTTCTATTGAACTCAAGATCTCTTCTGCTTCTAATTCCAATTCAAGATTCTTCTTTTTTGGTTTTTTCTGTGATGCCATTACTATTATTTATTTAAAGGTTAACAAAAGTCATTGCCATATCGAAACCTTTTTGATATGGTAACTAATTATATGGATAATTTAGATGTAAATTTAATTGCAAAAATCATTCTTATAGACTATAAGAATGGAAAAGTACTTTTGCTTAGATCAAAAAAATTAAATAAGTATCATTTACCTGGGGGTCATCTCCAAAAAAATGAAACTTTTTCACAAGGAATAAAAAGAGAATTAAAAGAAGAAACCAATTTAACTCTTAAAAATTTTAGAGTTTTTTACAGTAAACCATATTTTAAATTGTATATAGGTGTAGCTTACCCAAATATTATAAAACTTAGTGATGAACACGATGACTATGTTTGGGCATCTATAGATAAATTACATACATATCCGTTATGTACCTTTACCATAAAGGATATGTATATGTTAAAAAAGTATTGGTTTAGTCAAAAAAGAAATAGATTAAAATATAATTATTATAATAAAATAAAACATGAAAATAATTCTCTTGTTTTTAATGAAGAATAATGTATAGTATATTATATGCGTATAACTATCAGCGGAGCACAAAATACAGGTAAATCCACCCTTATTAAGGATTTTTTAGAGAATTGGAAAAATTATAAAACTCCTGATAATACCTATAGAGAAGTATTGAAATCTAAAAATTATCCTCGTAATAAAAATTGTAATACTGAAGGACAATGGGCAGTTCTAAATAGCATGATAGATGAAATGCAAAAATATTCTAAAGAAGATAATGTTATCTTTGATAGAGGACCATTAGATTGTTTGGTTTACTCTTTATGGGCTTGTGAAAAACAATCATCAGATATTAACAAAGAATTTATAGATAAAATTATTCCTATTGTTAAGGAATCTATGAAGTATACTGATATTATATTTTTTGTTCCTATTTCTAAATTATCTCCTGTTCCATTAGTTCAAGATGAATTAAGAGATATTGATCCTATATATATTAATGAAATTGATAACATATTTAAAGCAATTTTTTATCTATATCAACATAGTTTTGATAACAATCCTTTTCTTCCTTCTGATGACTGCCCTGCTATCATTGAGCTTTTTGGTAACAGAAAAGAAAGGATTACATTAATTGAACAATATTTAAATGTTGATGGTGAAGTTATAGGTGAAGAAGGTGGATCAATTTTAGATCCAAGTAACATCAAAGATTTAGAAAATTTATTGATGGAGCAAATGACTGCTGATCAGAAAGAGAAATTATTGAAACGTGAAAAACAATTAGCAGATGAATTTATGATGAAAGAAAACGAGAAAAAAGCTAAAAGGCGTTAAAGTTTTAATATAGCCATTACAGTATAAACTGCTTCTTGTTCTGCTACAATATCTACAGCAACTGTAGATCCTCCTGATACATCATATCTAGTAAAACCACCTCTAATTGTTATAACACCAGTTTCGTCAATTATGCTTTGTACATATGCTGGA